AAGTGCAGAAAAGTTTATTAGCCAATTCGTATACTGTTATTATTCGTGGCATAAATATGTTAAATTCTTGTTAAATTACTGTAATTGTCTCCTGTAGCTACTCTAACCTTATGGCGTACTTGATCAAAAGATGAATGATACTCACAAGTAGTTATTATCTCTGGTAGATGTTTCATGTCTTCCTTAGCCATGTCAATTAGAAACGAGTCGTAGTTATATAGTACTATTTTACTTTTAAGTCTATTAGCTCTAAATATAAACAAAAGGTGATTCAAAATTACTATGTTCCGTTCAGTTTCATAATATTGTAAGTAATAATTCAATAATTTACTTGGCGTTAAATCGCTTTTAACGCCGAATAAACCGCCGTCATATTCTTGCCATAATTTATCCGTAAGCTCAGATGCCGCGCGAAAATACGGCGTATCTAGCGTAATACCACCATATAATTGGCGGAATGTATTCACCTTAGCTGTTTCAACATCTGTACCCATCTGATTAGCTAGGTCTAGATAGATATTATCACTAAAATGAAACGGTTCTTTAAGATGGTTATTTAATAGTCGTGGATGATACCCATTAAAGTCAAGCTCAACAAACATATAATTAGTTGGCTCAAACGCGTCACGTTTATCTTTTGGTATAGCACTAAAATTTATACCATTAAATGAATTGGTAGGTCGTGTTGTTTTATTATTTAAGTTATACTTAGTGTATATCTTATTACCTATCATTGAATGTGGTGCATAAGTTATGTCAAAGTATTTATTTATCTTTTTAGGATCACAACCTATACCTTGTTTTTCTATTTCATAAAATATATAATATTTTTTATGTTCCTCATTTAATGGAAATTTACCATAAAAACTATCTGTGTATAAATTATTATACTTTTCATAATGTTTTGATATAGGAATTAGCTGGTTTAAACCGACATGGTAATACTTTGATTTGTATAAATGATCATGTATAGGAGTATTAAAAACAGCTATATTTGAATATTGAATGTTTATTAATTGTTTACCTAGATTGTCTAAAAAATATAAAGTATATTTTGGATCAATACATAATAATGTGCCTGATAGTGCTATGTTACTTAAAAATAACTTAACTTTCTCCCATGGTACATTTAATGACTCAGGGTGATTAACACATATCATATATGGTTTAGTATCATGCCATCCATAAAAAAACACTAAGCAAGGTGCGGTGAGTGCAGGATGAACCAAATCATTAAGTGGTACAATATGAATAAATGCTGTTTGGTTATGGCTTAAAGTAGCCAGTTGTTCCTCTGTCTCAATGATGTAATGCATAAACCTTTATTTCAATAAAGATAAGATAAAATCTTAAGGTAGAAAAACTAAGATTCTCTAAATTGCAAAGGATCAGTTAAGAATGATGAAACACCTTTAATTATTTTTTCAGCTTCTTGTATTGAACGTAAATTAGCATCTCTAACACCAACTGCTACTCTAATATTACCACTAAAAGCATCATCAATTGGACCTGTTAATTTCCAAAATAATGGTACTGTTGGGTAAACTAGACTTAAAGTTGTGTTTTGAATTATTTTATCATAATGATCCTTATTCACTTCAATGAATATAGGTTGTGATGCTGATATAAATTTAGCTATATAACGAGTAAAATAACCTTTAGCATAATCATCAGCTGTTGGTTGTATAAAATCATTATTGAATGATTCAGTTTGTATACTTTTACCATATGCTTTAGTATAAGAAGCATTAACTAAAGAATTAGCTGGGTTGGTTGTTTGTTGTGTGTATATAGGTCTAAGTTGGATTGAAGAACTAGATGATTCTTTGCCTGACCAGTAATTTCCTTGTTTGTCTTTAAAATAATATCCCTTATAGCTTAGCTGAGTTGCTGCTATTAAATACTCTGTTCCTTGAGTATATCCTGTTTCTACTATATTTGATTTAGGTATGTACATATTATTGTGCTTCTACTGATATACCTATTGGGCTAATTGCTGTAGGTGACGCAGCTGGGTCTACTTTTGCTACTGTGAATGATCTTATCCAATTATAATATACATCATATAATGCTTGGTAATCTAATTTTCCTCCTTTAGTTGGAAATTCTAACTTAAATCGAGAACCATTTGGTTTAAGTATAGGTAATAAAGGATATTTTGTTGGGTTTGTTCTAGATAAAAATACATCTCCAGCTCCACTATCAAAATTATCATCATTATAATCTAATTCAAAGTTACCACCAACATTTTTAGTGTTATATCCTTGATATGCTACTCCTTCAAAATCAAAAACCAATGGTAATGTTGTTTCAACATTATTAACAACAACAGGTATTCTTATACTATTGTTTGATTCAAATTCTGATGGTGGTATAATTCTATCTTTAGCTGCTTGACTTGTAACTAAAGGTAAAATTTTATTATACCATTGAGCATAATAAGCTTTAAAACCTAATGGTTTACTTCCATAATACCCAGCTAAAAATTCATAAGCGGTGTTATCACTTTTGCTTACTGAACTATCATTCATGTATGTATTAGGTATATTTGTTATAGTACCACTATCAAAATCTTTACCACTTTTTTTAATAACTTCTTTAGTTAAGTAAACTAACCAATCAACATACGCGTCCCAAACACCACTATTTTTTAATTCAATATTTCTAAGTTCATCTAAAGCAGCTAATAATTTAGCTTGAAGATCTTTATTTGGATTTTCTTTTTTAAGTTCATCTTGATCTAATAAACATATTTGAGTTCTTAAACGAGTAACCCAATCATTATTTTGCAATGTATGAGATATACCTGTTATAATAAAACCAACATGTTTTTGAGAATAATCTCTAGGTAAAATAGATGTGTCAACAGTAAATAGCTGTCCAATAACAAAACCACCTATACCATCTAATTCTATTTCAAGTTCAAACGGAATGATAGCTTTGAAATCAATATCTTCACCTGCTACTTGTAATTGAAATGTTTTTAATAAGCTACTAGCTGATTGTATTTCATTACTTTGAGGTACTATTATTTTATATATACCATTATCTCCTTCTTTACCTGAACATTTTAAGTTAAGATAATACTGTAAATTTTTAATGTTACTAAATAACGTTTTAACATAAGCTAATTGATCAGCAGCTGTAGGTGCCTTTCCTGGTTTTAGTCTATCTGTTAATCCATTATTAAGGTATGCTTGTGTTGATGAGTATATGTCACCAATGTTAGCTCTAGCTTGAGCTGATATGGCAATCATGGTTGATTGGCTTTCAAATATACGTGAGTTAATTTTAACATCACGACATATGCTTTTTAAACCAACTAAATCAAATTTATATTTTGTATTTTTAGCGCTTTTAGATCCATTTTCAAGATACTTAGCATCAATGATTTGTGCTTTGTTTTTATCAACAAATATTTTAAAGTCATTAATACCACCTAAAGCAAAAGAAATATCATCTAATAGTTTTTGTAAGTAATCAACTAATAAAACACCATCTTGTCCTTGGTTTGTTGATTTATATAATCTAACTAATTTATCAATAGACACTAAAATATTACCTACATCACCATTTCCATCCGCTTGCAAAAATTCATTTAATATTACATCTTGATGTATATAAGCCCCAGTGTCTGTTTGACCACCAAAAGTATAAAGTTTAGGATTAAATCCATCAATAGGAAATCCTTTACTAGTATCATTACCTGTTATAAGTTTAGCTTTACTATTTCTTATAGTACAAGTAGTAGGATCAATTGATACAGAGTTTTTACTAGCTAAACAAGGTGTACCTTGAGGTAATAATATTTTTACTAATGTTTGGTTAGTCTCGTTTTTTAATGTGAAATAAGTATTAATAATAGCTATAAATGTATTCAAAGGAATATATTCAACACCTGTACCTTGCTCAGCGTTACCATCAGCTAAAACATAAGCACCTAATACTCCTACTCCTAAAGGTTCACGAACAGAAGAAGCACCATCATATGCTTCAAAAGTAGTTGATTTTAAAGTAGTATTTAGTTCTTTTACTTGTTGAGTTGCTGTGCTAATATTAATCTGTGATGTTATAAAAGCAGGGTTTGATTTATCTTTCTCTGCTTTAACAAATGAACCATTAGGATCAATTGTTTCTTTTTGGTTAAGATAAGCCTGGATGTTATAGAATATTCTTTCAAAGTTAGTTAGGGCAGGTTCACCTGTATCAGATGTAGGTAAAAGAGAAGTTATTCTATTATCTGTGTTACTACTTAATTTTAAAGTTGATATTACTTCACCTCTTGATATTAATATAGTTGTACATTCAAATCCTCCATTAGGCATTAGCTGCCATGAAAAATTTCTAATGTAACCTAACATACCATCATAGTTACCATTTGTTTTCTCATTATATTTTTCTATAAGAGAATAAACTGTATCTTCTGTTAATCCTGCTTTAAAAGGATCAATTGTAGGTGTATTAAATGTTTTTATGTTTATACCACTTGGTACATCATTAATACCTGCAACATTATGATCTAGATACTCACTCCATCCCCATTCAAGTAAAACAGTATAACCTGTTCTCATATATAATAACTCAAGTTCTTCTAGTTGGTGTTTATCCCAACAAAAAAACTTAATAGTAGCTTCTCTTAATGAACCATAAGCACTTTTACTTATAACACTAACTGAGGTAATTCCAGGCATTGGTCTTATACCAAACTGTCTATCAACAATATTAGCTTTATTAGTAACACTTATATCATAAGTTCTATCAATTTCACTACCATAGGCAGAGCCAGGACTTAATAAACCAGAACGTAATGAAAAGTCATTTGTTCCTTGTTTATTATATAAAGTACCTCCTTCTAAAACATACTTTCTAGCTAATTGTTGACCTTGATATTTGTATCCTGCTTTAGGATTTTTTATATCAACAGGTATTTTAGCATCAACAAAAGAAGCCATTCGTACCCAAGAATTTTTTCCTGTTGTGTACATTAAAAATTTAGGATCTCTATTGCTGTCAGTTGATACAACTGCTTTTCGAGCATTTAATTGAGAAGCGACAAACGGTTTAAGAGTATCTTTAAAAATTGACATAACTTATTAAGCGGTTTCATTTAATAATAGGAAATCATTCACTATTTTTGTTTTATTAGCAGGAATTCTTAATTGAAAACCACCAGGAGGATATAAAGAATCATTAGGTAATGTTGGGTTAGCTATTGATAATATCCACCATAAGGTAGCATCTTGATAGAATTGATACGCTAAATTATCTAACCTATCACCACGTACAGTGTAAATAAATACATCATTTTCACTAAAAGGTATGTCAGGGTAGCGTGTAGAAGCACGATATCGTACTCCATCTTTAGCTATTAATATTCTATTATCAGTATAACGGTCCATGATAATAAATATTATCTCAATAAGTTATTTAGTTTCCAGTCCTAATTAAGTTTTCAGTCGCGGTATTTGGTGTTACAGCTTCACCAGTGTTTGATGTTGATCTTCTTCGTGTACCTGTGACTACTACTTCATCTAATGTTGTAGCAGCTGTTGTGACTGTGTTTTCTTTACTATCTGTTTTCTTGACTGGTTGTTTGATAGGTAAGTATTTGTTATCACCTCTATTGTAAGCTACAACATCTGGAGTGATGAATGGAGCTGTATATTTGTTTATTGTGTTTCTTCTTGGTAAGAATGTATGGATAGGTTTGAATGATAAAGTAACAACAATATGTTTTGGTACTTCATATTGACCACTATCTGCACCTTTATTACCTGAACTTCTTTCTTCTGGTTCATCAACTGCTATTTCCCAATGTGTATCAAGCATTCCACTTAACTTAATATCAGTGAATACTCCTGGTTGGCGATATAAGTAATCACCTACTGTTAAATATCCAATATTACCTCTCATTTTATTATTACTATAATCAGGGGTAAAGGTAGACATTAAGTAGTTTAACTTATTATATATTGGAGCCATTTCTTCAGGTGAGTGGGCGTAAATTGTGAATGACACGGAAATATCGCGTGTAAAGCCATTATATATGTAAAATTCTTCACCACGACCCATATAACGATAGGAATCCCATTTAGCGGCCATCCCATCATTAAAATCATTTATGTATGCTCTAAATGCTAATACTTCTGTATTAAGACCACCTGCTACGGGATTATCATTATTTAGAAATTCAAGTCTAAACTTAATAACATCACGACCAAACTTTCCATCTATGTCAGTGTCTTTTGTAACAGTATCACTAAAAATAGTACCATCTTTAGCTAAATCATTATTTGATTCTACAGCGCTTAAAGCTGTTTTATAGAAAACTCCACTACTAAGAACATTAATAGTATTGATACCATCAACTGATCTTTTCTTGTTTAATGAATATCTACTTCTAGATGCGCCTAAACGCTTTTCAATATTTTGAATATTGTAATTTTCAGGTATTAATTGATCAGAATGATAAGTAGCATTAGTTCTAGCTTCATCTGATGTTCTATCTAGACTATAATAGTTTTGGAAACTACCTGCCTCAGAAATATTATTAGTATTTAAAGACGGATCATAGTCTGTTGTGAAAACACCAGGGAATATTTGTGTTGTTCTTATGCTTGTAGTTCCAATACCATAAGTAGAGTTAGGTCCTCCTGGGTATGGTTTTTTAAGTATAACAGGTTCAGCTGGTTTTTGAGAAGCGTAGTTTACTTTAGCTAAAAAATTAACTAAACGATTAGCTGAGCTGTCTCTAACAATTGTATTGTTTGTTTTTTGGTTATTATTCCAAATAACATAGCCATAGCTATTTTTACCTGTTGCTCGTTCAGTACTATTAATACGTGGTAATACACCATGTCTAATAACATGTTGTCCAAATGCTTGAACACCCACTTGAGTTAAAGTATTTAAACCTAAATTATAAAACCTATTATTGTCTAGTCTATTTAGTAAACTAGTAACTCCAACATCTACATTTTGTTCAAGTTGTGAGTTGGATCTTTGTAATCCTATTTGCTTAGTAGCAAATAAGAAGCCTTTAGTTGTAGTAAAGAATTTCCCTATACGACCAAGATCTCTAACTGTAGAGATGGCTGTATTAACAACACCTCCTCTAATTAAACCATCATCAAAAGCAGTATATTTTACTTTTGGTATTTCTGGTTTTTGAGAGAAGTTGCCTTTACCTCCATAATAATATTGGAAGTCAGAAACCCCATTAGCTAAGTCAACTAAAAAGGGCATTACTTAGGTAAATTTTTAGTATATTCTTTTGGTGTTTGACCACCTAAGTCTAAACGTGAAGGTGGTACCTTCGTGATATTAACACCTTTACCATAAGTTCTACCTAAAATCATATCTTGAGATGATTTTAAGTTATTGTTAGTTGATAAAGCTTGAATATCAGAAGTTGACTTTTGGAATACACTTTCAAAAGTTGGTCCTGGTTTACCTTTTAAGCCTAATGGGCTTTCTGGTAGTTTGTCAATTAATCCGGGCATGTTATTGTTTGTTTATAATAAATATTTAAGCGAATCGTCCTGAGTTGCCGTATTGTCCTGCACTTGTTTGCCATTTCTGTATAGTATCACCACCTGTTGATAAGTTGGCTTGTACTACTACTGGTCGATTAGCTAAAGCAGCTATATCATCTCTAGTCACACCACCACCGCTTCCACCTTTCATGGCGTCAGCTATACCTGGTGCTGCTACAACTTGATCAGATTTATCAGTTATGAATGAGCCTTTAGGCCCTGATACTATTAGTCGACCACCTGTGTCTATACCACCATCTTTAATTTGAGTAGCACCATATACTAATCCACCTACTAAACCAGCGGCTGCTAAACCACCAAGTAACATTAATGGATTGGATAAGGCTGTACCTATACCTTTAGCAACAGCAGTGGCTTGTTCTATTTTTCTTAACTTATCAGCTAATAAAATCATTTGAGCCATACCTTGTATTGTCTTAATAATACCTCCAGCTATCATTACTCCCATAATAGTACCTAATACAGCAGCATTATCTAAAAGTTTACCAAGCATTCTTACAAAGTCACCCATTGGTCCATCCACAATACTAACTAAAACTTCTTTTAGTTTAGTAAATGTTTCATTTAATCTATCTTGTGCTGCTTGTTGTTCAAGAGATTTCATAACAGATTGTTCAAGTGTTATACCATTCTCTTGAGCATATTTTAATTGTTCAGCAGCTGATTTTTCAGCTACATCACCTAACTTAGCAAATTTTTCTTGGTCAATTAAGGTTTGAGATAATTCATCTCTACTCATACCCATAGTTTTAGCTATGGATTCTTGTTGTAACCTATTCATTTTGTTGTACTCAACTAAACCACCTGTTTGTTTAGCTAACTCATTCATTAATCCAACTGAGTCATTAGTTAAGGCATAGTATCTAGCTTTTTCAAAGTTAAGTTCTTTACCTGTTAATAATTCAGCTTCAAGTTCACTCTGAATTGATTGTTCAAAGTTAAGAAGTGACTCTCCTATCTTACTTACTTGATCAAGAGTTAAGCCTAAAGATTTAGCTTGTACTACTGCTGCAGCTAATGCTTTTGGATTTTGATTAAAAGTAACTAATATACCTCCACTTAATTTAGAGATGTCTTTCATTACATCTCTAGCACTGATCTGAACCCTATATTGTTTATTAGATGCTACAGTACCAGCTATAATAGCTTCTTCTGTTTGTTTAAGTGTCTGGTTGTTTAATTTGCTTATAGCAAATAGTTTAGTTGCTTCTTGAGCACTTAAACCTATTGTTTTAGTTAATTCAGTGAATTGAACTACTTCTTGCTCACTAAACTTAAGTGAAGTACCTAACTCAGCATTTATTTCTTGTAATCCTTTAAGTAAAGTACTTAATGCAAAATTACTATCAGTGAATTTACCTGATACTTTGCCTAGACTTTCACCAAATGCTTCAGCTTGTTTAACTGAAATACCTAATTGTTGAGCAGTTTCAGTTTGTTGTTTATTTAAAGCTTTGAATGTCTCAAATAATGAACGAAGAGTAAGACCAAAAGTGATGGCACCTAAAACACTATCTAAAACTTTCTTACGAAGTTCTTCTTGTTCTTTCTTTTGTTGTTGTATTAAGTTAACACCTTGTTTTAGCTTATTATTTCCTTCTTGATAGTTTTGAATTAATCTATCAGTGACTTCAATATTCTTTTGTATTTGTTCTACTCTATCTTGTTCAGCTTGAGTAGCTTCCATAGCAGCCTCAAGTATCTGTTGAGCTGCTTTAGCTTGTTGTAAAGTACCTGATGCTAGAGCGGTTTGATAATCAAGTTGAGCTCTTTGTTGTTCAGATTGTTTTAATGCTAAGTCATTTTGAGCTATTGCTAAGTCAGTTTGAATTTGTTTTCTAGCTGTACCTAAGTCAATTATCTTAGCTTCATTTTTCTGTATTTCTTTTTGTAAATCAATTTCTTTAACTAAACCTTTACCTAATGATTCAAGTAATCTTATTTGGCTTGTTAAAGTAGCATTTATGCCTCTGTTAATTTTAAGTAAAGTATTAACAGCATCAATATCACCACCTGTGGCGTTAGTTAAATTTTTAGTATTTCTAACTTGTGTAATAATTTCAGCACCAATATTTCTATTGATGGCTAAAACATCATTAAGTTCATCAGCTAATTTTTTAGCTTCAACTTGAGCAGCACGTAGCTCATCAGCTGATGGGTCCATAAATAGGCGTGGTGTAAAGTCTGTACGCATGTATATAAATATAAAGAGCGACTATTTTTTAGTCGCTCTAGCTTTAGTTGACATATCAGCTTGTGGTACATTAGGTTTTGCTGGTGAGTTTATGTTTTGTGCTTTTCCTTGTGCTTTTTCTTGAGCTTCATTCATTCTTTCTATATGCTCATTTATTTTTTGTATATGATATTTTCTATATTGTATAGGCATATTATATACTTCAGTATAGCTAAAACCACCTTGTCCATGATAAATTAAATCATGAACCTCACCCATGAATATCGGTTTATATTCCGGCGTCAGGCCAAAAAAAGTTAACTCCAATTGGTAGGTTAACGCCCTCCACTACGTCACCATTAGCTCTAGTTACGCTAATCTTCATGTTAATGTCTGGAGCGATTTGATTTATATGGCTTTGTAAAGATCTTACGTCTTTAGCTAACATATTATCAACAAATCCTCTAATAGTGGATTGCTCTCTATTACCATTAATTGCTGTTATAGTATGTTTTAAACGAGTAGTTACATCAAATGAACCTTGTGGGCTTAATTTTTTCATACCCACTATTTCCTTATCAATATTTTTCTCATCATGGTTATTTAATAACTTAAATGATACTACTATTTTAGACATTGGTAATGTAAAATCAAAGTCATTTTTACCTGGTGTGAAAATAGATTCATCAATTGGTTTAGGGTCAAGTGTTGTTAAGTCAAAATTGATTTTTTCATCACCAAGAGAAAACTCATATTCTTTACCATAACCTAAAATACGAGATGCTATTAATAAAGCGTTTTTGTCACCTACTAATAAGTCATCATAATTGATTGGTGTAATAACCATTGATTGTATTAACTTATCAATCACAATACCTTGTTTAATAAAGTTAGTGTTTGTAAGTATATCTTCTTCTTTAGCAGTCATGTACTTCATCTCTACAAAACCTTTAGCTAATGGGGAGTCTACAGGATATGGTAATCCTTTTGATGGTAGGTCGATTCGTTCAGTTGGGAACTTTAATTCACTCATAACGTTTTATTTGTTTTTATATATATAAATATACAGAGATAAAAAAGGCCATCCGAATTTCGGATGGCCTAAACTTTATATTTAATGGAAAATTAGTAGTTTAAGATACAATAATCCATGGCAATTGTAAGAGCTATTGTGATATATTGATCATTAGACCAATCATACTCACCAAAGTTAGCTTCCTTTACATAAGCACCTTTTACGATCCATTCACCTACTACATCACCAACAGGACCTAAAACGTCAAAGCGTAAATCTTTTTTATAGAAATCACTATATCCATCTCTACCTGTTACTGACTCATGGGCTAAACGGGCCCACTCCATTACTGCTTGTGCACCACTTGGAGCGATAGGATCATATAATTCTATGTTCATATCATTCCATCTAACTTTACCTTTAACTTTACGGTAAACGTTGATGTGGTCTAAAATTATTTCACCTGCGTTAAAGCTTGGAGACGATGCTTTTTTGATCATGTATGTTGGAATACCGTCGATATACATCGCAAAGCGGTTTTGAACTTTTGGTTCAAACGCGGTAAACATTATTTCATTTGGGTCTAATACTGCCATGTTGTGTTGTGTTTGATATAAATATACTACTAGAGAAAACCTTAGATCTTAACATCAGGTGTACTAGCACCTGAGCCAGCGCCTGTAGCTCTATCCATAGCACCTTTAAATGCTTTAGTAGCTAATGCGTCTAATGTTTTTGGATCTGGAACTTCTTTACCGGCTGCTTTAAACTTAGCAACTAATTCTTTTTTAGCTTGTGCTACACCGGCTTTAACAATACCGAATGCTACACCTGCTAAACCAGCGAAGCCACCAATCGCTTGAAGAGCTTCCATTGCTTCAGGACTAAGCTCATTTAACTGCTCAGATTCTTCAAGTTTATCTTTTTTGTCTTTTTCTTCTTTAGCTTTTTTATCAGCTACTTTTTTCTTAATTGCTTCAGCTAATTCTTTAGGAATACGTACTTTGATTTTCTTATTTTCCATTTTTATGTTTTATTTAAATATTAAGCGAATGTTGCACCAGTTGGTTGAACGTTAAAATCTAATCTGATAAATTCAGCAGTCTTAGTTGGTTGTAAAAATATTTGACCTACTAATTGGTTTCTGTCGATTACATCAGGTGTGTTGTTTGAATCATCCATTATTACTTGGAATGTATATAAACCTTGTTTTTGTTGAACACTTTCTAAGTATGGAGTAACTTGAGCTAAGAATCTATTTCTTGTTACAGTTGTATTTTGTTCAAATACTAATGATTTAGCTACGTTACCAATATATCTCTTAAGAGCGATTAATAATCTTCTTACATTAATTCTATCTAAAGCACTAGCTTTTGATTGTAATGTTTTCTGACCATATGCTGTAACTCCAATATTAGGGAAAGTAGCAATTGGATTAACTTTACCAGCATATAATGTATCACGATCTGATGGTGATAATTTTCTTTCAGCTTGAATAACACCACCAATACCACCTCTATTTAAACCTGCAGGAGCAAACCATTCAGCACTTACATCATCGTTAAATGCGTAAACACCAGGCATTACAGTTGAAGCAGGTACCCAAACTAACTTGTTAGTTTCTTGAGACACTACTTGAACCCATGGCCAATAAGCACCAGCATAGTTAGTATCAATAGCTTGAGCTTGAGTTACTGAAGCACCCAATGTAGAACCAAAAGGTACTAAATCAGTTATGTAGAAGTAATCACCTCTTGCTTCAGCGTTTTGAATAAAGCTAGCATCAGCTACATGATACTGAGCTATAATACCAGGAGCTGATAATAATGAATAGTCATATTCATCTTTATTAGCTAGGATTGAAGAGGCTGTATAATAGTTATCTATTGTTGCATCTGAACGTAAACCTTGAGTTGTAAAAGTACCGTTAGAAGCTATATCTGTATTTAATGAATTTCCAATGTTTGGAATGTCGTTACCTGAAGCAGCACCAAAAGCACCACCTACTGAACCACTACCAACTACTGGTAATGAACCAGACCAGCTATTTCCAGTTCCATCAGTTCCAACACCACCTGCATTATTAAAATAATTAGGAGTTGAAGCTACTGATTTAACACGAACGTAACGGCTAGCATTTGGATAGCTACCAGAAATTTGAATATACCAACTACCATTTCCATCAGGTTGAGGTGATTTTTTATAGTCACCAATCACTGCTGCGATGTAGTTAGGTTGTAATGGATCTAAAGAAACATTAGGATAAGTTTCTAAAACAACTTTGCTGTTTTGATTATCATCACCTCTACGGATCAATACTGAGAATGTACCTGTTTTAGTGTTTGTATTTGTTACTTCCCAACGAACGTTATCAGCTGTACCATTTGATAATGAGTTATTACTTAGAATAGTACCTTCGTTATTGTTTATAGTACCTACATTTAATGTTTCTAAAACAAATGAAGGAGTGACTGCACTAGCAGTTGTAGCAATTAAACTTGAAGTAGCAGGAGTAAAAGTACTAGCAACAACTCTTGTCACTAATATTGTACTACCACCCTGTAAGAAATAATTATAAGCTGCAACTGAAGTTAAGAATTCATAAGCAGCACCGCCACTAATGAATGAACCACCAAATTTGTTTTTGAAATCACTATATGAAGTTACAACAGTTGGAACGTTAGGTAAACCCTTAACTGTTGGACCTACTAACGCTAAACCTACGGTAACTGGACCTTGTGTTATAAATGACTGGTCGTTTTCTACGGTTAGTACGCCTGGAGAGATTAATGTTTCTTGCGCCATGTTTTTATGTATGTTTTATCTAATGATAAATATGAAGGGATTGATATAAAACGATAAGTATTGGAAGAGCCCCATCATCGCTGACGGGGCAATTCCTATTTACTCCTAACACCTAACAATACATATTATAATCTATGATATCTCACCTGTTTCTACATTAATTGAGCCAGTGCCATACTTAGTATTTAAGTCAGCAGCTAATGCTTGTTCTTGTAGAGTTAAGTTATCATATTGGTTTAATAAATTACGCTTTTGCAATTGATTCTCACCTAAACTATATGCTATATCAGCGTATTGTTTTCTTATATTTTTCACCTGTTCTAATTCTTCAGGTGTTAACTTATTACTCATCTACCTTAATTAATTTAAAGAATGTATTATAAACACCATCTGTCTCTACACTTTCAAAATCTTCTAGTTTAAAAGCGTGGTATTCAAGTTCACGTTCTTCACTTAGTAAAGCGTTAAAATCATTTTGGAAGCTAATGAAGTCTGGGTTGTAAACTTTGACAGGTACTTCTTCTTCAGTACCGTCTTCTTTAGTAATTTTTGTTTTTACAACTTCACCATTTTCATCTACTTGGTCAATTGCCATTGGAATACTAATAGCACCATCTTCTTCTTTACCGTATTTCTTAATCAATTCTTCCTTAAGTTTCTCTACTGATTCTTTCTCAGCAGCAACTTTTTTGTTAAGATCAGTTAACCAATACTTAGTTACTAACTTAATCTTTTCACTTAATAAACCTTTAGAAACTACTTCACCTGTTTGTTGGTTCGTAACTCCATTAAGTTCACTTTCTAAAGCATAGAATTCATGCAACTTTAATGTGATTTTTTCCATATATTATTTTACTTTTTTAGCTTGTTTTTTAGCTTGTGGTTTTTTAGTTGCTGATTGTTTAGCAACTGGCTTTTTAGCGGCCGCTTTAGCTACAATAGCTTCAACGATAGCTGGTTCTGGGGTAGCTTCAGGAGCTAAGTCATGAGATTCATCGTGAAGTTTTACTTCAACTTTTTGTTCTTGTTTTTTGTTAACTGAATAAGCTACAAATCCTGCAACTGCTAACAATAGAATAATAATTAATAAAGTCATAAATTGTGTTTTTAATGCTATATATAAATATATAATACTTTGTGAAAGCAACCAAATTTATTTATTAGAAGCAAGCTCCATCTGCAACATAAACATAAACTGTAGCTCCACTATCTATTTGGGCACTTACTAATGTGCAGGTGCCAGATGATCCATTTAATGTACAACATATAGTACCAGCTCCAGTATCATATATGTTTATATTTTGGCTTGGTATATGGCCACCATAATCAACAAATATAGTATTAGATGCACCAGAAACATAAGCAGTAGTTGTAAATGTTCCATTTTCGCCTGCATCAACATTAAAGTTAGCTCCACTATCATAATTAACCGCAACTCCATTAATATATACACCTGTAATAGGTACATCAAGTGAGTTATTGTAAATAGCTATATAAGCTACGCCACCAGGTGTTGGTGTTGGTGATGGAGTAGGAGTTGGAGTAGGTGTAGGTGTTAAAGTTGGAGTTAATGTTGGTGTAGGTGTTGGAGCACCAGGAGTTAAAGTTGGTGTTGGTGTAGGTGTCATTGTTGGTTGAGGACATTCTATTGATGTATTATTAAAAAATGCTCCAATAACACCAGATCCTTTATAATTAGCAGATGAGTCTAGAATATTAATTCCAGATGGGGTAGCAGATCCTCCAGGAGCTGAAGCTATACTAGCTGATATTTGGGTTGAAGTATTGTTATATACTTCAACACCCATGCATCCTTGAGAACCAATATTAGTGCCTAATACTCTAATTGTTCTAGTTCCGGCACTTAAAGTGATAGGATATATATGCCAATATCTAAAGTTATTTACATCTGATATGTTGGCTGTTTGGGCGAATTGGAATACATTATCAACATATAAAGCTATGTAGTTATCACTACCTACTCCGACAAAATAAGTACCTGTACTAGGTACAGCTACACCAAAAGATAAACTACCAGTTCCAACATAAGTTTGAGAACCAGACCAAATACCTGTTTGGTTTAATCTACCAGCAGCTGTTGATTGGTTTGGATTAGCCCAATAGGTACCAGAATAAGAACCACCATCATTAGCTGTTTTCCAATCTATGTAAGTACCACTACCATCACTATTAACTGTAGAGTATAATCTTACTCCATTCATTCCATAAACACCAAGTTGAGACGCAGCTGAGTTACCTGATGATACTCTTCCATTGCATGCTCCTCCTGCTGTCACTGTTAAACCACTATTACTAGTTACAGCCATAGTACCATCATAGTTCATGCGTGTACAATAGTTTTTATCTGTATTAGCAGGAACACTAATGTTAGTAGGAATACCAGGATATGCTACAATAGTAGCAGTACCTGTTGAACCTCCAGCTACATATCTTGTACATTTATATAACGCTTCTTGAGCGTAGAAATCACTGTAATTGAATGGAGCTGACTGGTTAACACCAGCAGTATTAACATTACCTGATCGATACCAGTACACCATAGAATCAGTAGTAGGAGTTGTTCCACCAGCCAACTTGTGAGTTGTGCCAGTAGAAGCTCCTACTTCTAAAGATATAATGTCTGAACTAAGTACTCCCTGTGATGGTAGTGCCATAACTTATTTTAGTTTATTTTAGATTGAACCTGTTGGTACAAACGGTGTTGGTGTTGGTTCTGCTGTAGGAGTTGGTGTTGGAGGGATAGTCCAAGGTGATTGTAAAGTCACTACAGGAGGATTGATTTGGTTAGCGATGTTAGTTGCTAATCCATCCTTTAAGTTTTGTACTTGTTCAGCGCCCATACCTTCTTCTACCCATCCTTGTACTACTTCTAATGTTAATTCCTCAAAAGGAATAAACGCTGATCCTGAATGTACAGGGATAGATTGAGTACCAATTGAGGTAGCATTGTAAGTAACATCTTCTACTGTTTCAGTAGCGTGTAATTGCCAGTGAGCCACGAATACTACATCAAGTTCACCTGATGAGGTAGGGTAAGCTTCTAACGGGTTAATTGTCCAATTGTAAGAAACGGCCATTGTATTTTATTTTATTTGTTTTGTAATAAATATTTAAGTTCATCGATTTGATGTTGTTGTTCTTTGATTGCTTCAATAAGCAATGGTACTATCTTTTCATATCGTACTGCTTTATATCCACTATCTCTTGTAGTTACAAGTTCAGGTAATACTTCTTCAACTTCTTGAGCTATTACACCATAATCTTTTTTACCTGTTTCGTAAACAGATTGTTTATCATTCCAGTTGAACGACACACCATTTATCTTTGATATTTTTTCAAGTGGTGATTCAATAGCGCTAATATTATCTTTTAATTTAGCATCTGAGCTAAAGTATGCTATAATATCTCCTGTGGCGTTAATATTACCTTGGAAGTAGTTATTATTGTTTGGTAAACCATACTTTCTAGCTAGGTAGGTTTCAACATATAGTATTTCTTCTGTAGTTAATGATCTATTGAACACAATAACTTCAGCTACCATCCAGTTTGATGGTTCTCCATTATTACCTGCATTAATGCTAAGTCTGTCACTTGTTCCTCCACCACCTGTAGCTGAGTATACAGAAGCATTACTTTGACCTTTGTAATATGAGTTTTGATCTGTTGAAAGTACCCAGTTAGTAGTAAAATGATCTGTTTGATCTGTTATCCATCCTTGATGAAAAGCAACTCCAGAATTTCCACTCCAGAAACCAGATAACCAGTTTGTAGTATATCCTGAAAAAATTCTTGCTTCAGTACCACCAGCATATCTAGCCACATGGAATAAAGTATAAGTTGTAGGAAGAATAGCTGTTGGCCACACTAAAGCGTCACTTGTACTACCACTAACAACACTAAATGATTTATAAGCATTTTGAACACCACCACTAAATGTCACTTTAGTTGGAGATCCTTGTGATCCGTTTGTATGGTTAGCATTACCAGAAATATCATACCATACTTTATCAGTTGCATTATATGAATCTCCTGTATACCATCCTACTAAACCAGCTAAACTTCCTATTTCTTCATCTTGACCTACTTTAGCACCTGATAGATTTACAGAGCGAGCCATTGTAGCTCCAGTATCACCAAGTATTTGCATTAGTGTACTAGGTTGGTTTCCATATCCTTTAGCTCCTTTAGCAAACACAAATGATCTACCACCAACTGCATTAGTATTATCAATAGCAAATGTTTGGCTAAAATGTGAACTTATAACAGCATTATCTGTATTAGTAAATTCTATTGTTGATACAGTTGTTAAAGCAGCTGGTGCTATTGTTAATTTAGAAGGTACAGTTGTAGTACCTATACCGACATTACCATTAGAGTCAATTAACATTCTAGAAGATCCAGCTGATCCGTCATATATGTTTAATGATGTAGAAGATCCAATAATTTCGAATAATCTACCATTAGAAATTTGTAATTTTGTTCTTGTAAGGATATCTGAGTCTGCTGTTAATACTCCACTAAATCTACCTTGTCCACTAACATCTAATCTATAGGCGGGTGATGATGAACCTATACCTACGTTGCCAACAGCACCTGCTCCAGCAGGCAATAATGCGAAACTAGTGTTTGTATACCAATTAGAAATAGTACTTGATTGATAGAAAGTCATTACTTGAGTACCATTACCTATTGCTATATCATTAGCTCCAAAGCCAGTAGTTCCAACTGAACCAATTTGAAGTTTATTTGCTGGTGATGTGGTACCTATACCGACATTACCAGAACTATCAATTTTAACTTTTACTCCTTGAGTTCCTAGATTAAAATAAAAACCATTGTAAGCATTAAACCACATTATTTCACCAGCTCCACCAGCACCATCTAATCCAATACCAGGATCATTATGTACACCACCATTATCATACATTTTGACTCTATAACCAGTTTCTGATTCAGGTCCACTAAATCCTCCTCCTGCTACATATACTGCTCCACTTCTTACATCTAATTTATATGCTGGTGATGAAGTGCCTACACCTACATTTCCATTAGAATTTATAAAAATTCCATAATTACCATTTACAACAGCCTCAATTTGAGCATTGTTATTACCATAAATGTAAGTATTAGCTCCCCATTTTAATGAAGCACCAGTAGTAAATCCAATATCATTGTTAACTGTTAATCTATAAGCGGGAGATGTAGTACCTATACCAACATTGCCATTTTTCAAAGTCATTGTGCTTAAAGAAGCTCCACTAGTAGTAGAAGTACAAAATTCTAAATAACCGTCAGCCCATGCTGAACCTACATTATTTACTTTAGCGTTAGCTACCCATCCATTATATCCATTAGCATGGCCTAAAAACCATTCAATACCTTTATCAGCATCACCTACAATTCTAATACCATCAATTCCTGAAGTAGCTCCTGTTATGACAGCGCCAGCATTAACTTGAAGTTTAGTTACTGGTGATGTAGTACCAATACCAACATAGCTTCCAGTAATTCTCATTATTTCAGTATTAGAAGAACCAATACCAAACATTATTGAACCTGCAGCGTTAGCTGCTAATAAAGCAACACCTCTTTGATTATTATATATACCTCCTAAGTTTGGAGCATTTGTTAATATACCAGAACCACCAGCATTATATGATGTTCCTGTATGGAAAAATTGTGTTCTTGTAGTTCCATTACTAGCAAAGAACTGAGCTGTTGCTGCAGTTCCTGAGTTTGGGTTTGTGATTTGATAAACAACATCCCCATTAGATGATTTATAAGCTTCTACTAATTGAGATGGTGATGTAGTACCTATACCAACATTACCATCATCATAATTAATTTTTAATCTATCAGTATCAGCTCCAACATATGAGCTTTGTAAATAGAAATGACCATCATTTTTAGCTCTAAATCTCCAACCTCTATCATCATTTTCTTGTACTATATATATTTGGTTACCATTTGAATTAGCTCCTTTAATTGTTAATAATCCAGCTGTATTTATACCACTAAGATTAGTATTTAAACCTAAATTACCTCCACTACTAAGTACCATTCTTACACTGCCTGGGTAACGATTGTTACTTCCTGTTTGGTAGAAGCGTAAATCAGTTTCATTAAAGATTCCCCAAGAACTGTCTGTTCTAGTTAATGATATAGTAGCGTTATTACTATTAGAAGCACCATCTACAATAAGACTTAAAAATTTACCAGTACCAGTGACATCTAATGTTTGAGATGGAATTTTAGATCCTATACCTACATTACCACTACCTTCAATTGTCATTACAAATTTAGTACCAATAGTTGATAAAGTATCAGTACCATAGTTCCAAGTATAAAAATCTATATTGTTGCCTGAAGCTGCTCCTGATTGATGTCTTGTTTTTATAGCATGACCATAGTTTAATGTTCCATCATAGCTAAGTATAATTTGGTTACTACCACTAGTAGAAGAAGCATTACCTGCTCTTGTAGCTAAAGCATTATTTGATAAAGCACCGCCAGCTACTGTAATATCTAATCTAGCGCCAGGAGAGGTGGTGTTTATACCAACATTACCATCAGCTTGACTAATAACCATTCTGGTTTGTTCTCCTGTTCCTGATGTTCCTGCTCTAAAAACTAAATTAGTTCCATCAGCTACAAAACCATTTCTTCTAACACCATATGAATCAGACCAAAATCCAGTAACTCCAGTAGCATAATAGTTAGAAGCTTTAACTTCACCATTAACATCTAATTTAGTAACTGGGTTTGTAGTACCTATACCGATATTACCACTTTTAAAAGTGAGCATATTAATATCAGGGCCATTATCATTTTGTATTACTCTATAATCATATCCACCTCCATTATGGTAAGACTCAAATCTAAGTTTCCATGCTGCTTCACTACTAAGTTCAAATAAAGATTGTGAAGTATAAGGAGAAAGATCTGTACGAATATTTAATTTAGCTGATGGAGAACTTGTGTTTATACCAATATTACCATTACCACTAATATATAAGTAAGGTAAACCACCAGTTTGATCATAAACTCTTAAAGTAGCATCAGCAGAGGTTGTACCAGCTTGAATTAATGGTCCATAAGATTGGCCTGAAGATGCTGAGGTATATAAGCCAACAGATGAATAGTTATTTGTTGTTTGACGTACAACTAATTTTTCATTTGCCGATGTTGTGCCAATACCAACATTACCACTATTAAGATAACTTCCACTTTGGCCTAATTTTATAACATCCGTTCCAGAAGTATTAGTTAAGATCATTTCAAAGAACTGGTCTACTCTCCATCTATATTGGTCTGATGAGTCTGTAGCTCGATAAATATTTTTACTTGATACAGTGCTTTTAACATCAAAATAAGCTTGTGGAGATGGGTTGTTGATACCAACATTTCCTCCATTTGGATTAAGTACTAAATCACCATAATTGGCTCCTTCAGTTGTGATAGATTGTATAATACTATATCCTCCGCTTCCTTTAGAAGTACCAAGGTACATAAATGTACCATTAACCGCTGTATTACCAATAGCAATAGTACGTTCATTATATCCAGTACCTGATCCTGTTACTTCTAATGGGTATCTAGGTGAACTAGTATTAATACCTATTTTAGCATCATAGTAATAAACATTAGAAGCAGCACCTAAAGATCCAGCATTATTATAGATCATTTGGGTGTTAGATCCAGGTGAAGCAAAAGTACCACTAAATGAACCTGTATATGAAGTAGCATAAACATTACCATTAACATGTAATGTTGCTTGTGTTGGTGATGTTCCTATACCAACATTACCGCCAGATAGAATAGTTATTCTATCTACGTTGTTAGTCATTAAACCTAAAACAGAGCTATTATTTGAACCAACACGAGTATATCCATCAGCTACAAAACTACCTGTATTTCCTGATCCTACATTTCTTAAATATACTTGTTTAGTACCAGTACTATCTATTCTTATTTCACTACCATATACTTCTAGTTTTGCTTCAGGAGATGAAGTACCAATACCAACATTACCTCCATTTAAAATAGTTACTTTATTGCCAGTAGATGCGTCTAAAGCATATATATTTAAACTATCATCACCTGGCGCATTATATATTTGCCATTTTTGAACTCCTGCTTCTTTAAATTCAAGAATTGGATAGCTATCAGCAGATGCTTCCATTGTTAATACTGCAAACCCTGATGTGCTTCTAACTTTTATACCATCATTATATCCACCACTATATACTACTTCTAGTTTAGCAGTGGGAGATGTAGTACCTATACCGACATTGCTTCCGGTAACAGTCATAGCAGGACTGTTAAAATTACCATTTATAAATGATAAGGCAGAACCAAAAATTTCTAATCTATTTCTTCTAGCTGTAGTAGAAAATGTAGAACCAATTTGTTGTACACCACTTAAACCAACATTACTTTCAAAAAAATATAAGCGAGCGTATTGACTAGCATCAGTAATATTTAATTGAACATCAGGTTGGCCAGTACTAAACCTACCACTACCTGATACTTCTAATTTTTGAGATGGTGATGTAGTGCCTATACCAACATTACCAGAAGCACTCACAGTCATAGCAGGAGATGTTATTCCTGAATTTCCTATAAGTAATTTGCCAGAGAATTTTATAGCACCATCACCAGATACCGCTCCAGTAAAAAATTCATCAGTATTACCTGCTACACCAAGTTCAAGATCACTACTTGTTCTACCTATAGAAATAAAAGTGTAAGCTGTTGAACTATTAGACCAAAAACGTGAATATGTGTTAGCTGCTATAACTTGTAATTTACCATTAGGGTTTGTAGTATTAATACCAACATTGCCATTAGCAGCAATACGCATTTTTTCATCAGCGTTTGTCCAGAATATTACTGGGTTGTTTGTTAGTGATCCTAAGGCAAATACAGTTGATGTTGATGTAATTCTTGAGGTTACGGCGTTAGAAACAATATCAAGTTCAAATGAACCTGCACTGTTGATAAATCTACTATTTGTACCACTTACATCTAATTTATATGCAGGAGATACAGTACCAATACCAACACTTCCACCCACAATCCAATGATCACCACTACCACTTACTCTCAAACTACCAGTCATTGATTGAACATCCGTAGTTAACTTACCAAATGTATTTGAACCACTAGAATAAACTATACTAGAGGTTACTTGTTGAACATTAAGTGTTTGGGCTATGATAGTACCTTGTACAGTTTGAGTACCTGTAAAAGTATTACTACCTGTAGTAGCATAAGATCCTGTTTTAGCATTAAGTGAGGTAACTGATGCTTCTGCATTAGTTACTCTAATGCTTAGTGAACTACTCATGTTAACAAATGAGGCACTAGCATTAGTTAAAACAGAGGCAGTTGATTCTAAGTTAGTAGTTCTAGTACTAAATGAACCGCTTGCTGCTGTTAAGTTATTTGTTATGCTTGTTAAAGATGAAGCAGTTGCTTCAAGATTAGTTATACGAGTTGAGGCTGAACCTGAAGTGATAACAAAGTTAGAGGCGGTTGTTTCTAGTAATGTTACTCTAGGTACTAAGTTTGAAGCAGTTGCTTCTGTGTTAGTAACTCTTGTACTAAACGAACCACTTGCAGTCTCTAGACTTGTTAGTCTTGTACTTGTAGAACCACTAGCTGATTCAAGTGTAGTAACTCTAGTACTAAATGAGCCACTTGCACTCTCAAGATTAGTTAATCTTGTAGATGCACTACCACTTGCAGTTTGAAGTGATGAGATATTAGTTTCATTTGTTGTAACACGAGTTGAGAATGAACCTGATGCTGTCACTAGTCTAGAACCTGTTGCTTCTTCATTTGTCACTCTAGTGCTAAACGAACCTGAAGCATTAGTTAAAGATGTAATAGATGATTCTGTGTTAGTTACACGAGTAGAGAAACTACCACTAGCAGTTTCTAAGTTAGTTGTTCTTGTTGTGAGAGATGATGCTGTTACTTCTAGATTAGTTACACGAGAAGATACAGAACCAGAAGTTAAGACAAAGTTTGATGCTGTTGTCTCTAATAGTACCACTCTAGGTACTAAGTTTGAAGCTGTCGCTTCAGTATTAGTAACACGAGTTGAAAAACTACCAGATGCACTTTCTAAACTAGTTAATCTTGTACTTGTAGATCCACTCATTGGTGAGTAAGATCCACTTACCACAGCAAAA